TATGCTGTCCGGATGTTCCCGGAATCAGTGTCCGGATGTGGCCGAAATATGCATTTGATGATTTGGAACCGGTTGAATAATATTGATAAATATACCGTTTATGCCTTGGCATAGGCGTTTTCTTTTGTGTTTAAATTCGAACTCATATGCATGCATTTAATTTGCTGTTTCGCCGATAAGACTGTGCTTCCAGAATTTTATTTTGCCGTTTTTATTGATTTACAAGAGATATTATTTTGCATTTCCACCCGATGTTAAAGTGCCGAACTACAAAAACCTTTCAATACTGTTGAAATTTGCATATAATTTTCTGAAAAGGGACACTGCCCTCAAGAAGAGCATGAAGAAAAAACGTTTTCTTGCATCCCTTGACTTAGAGTATCTTGAAACAATCCTAAATCTTGAATAAAGACGCATAGAACGAAACGGTTAGACAAAGCGGGGGATATCCGTATTGGACTCCTCGGCGGGTTGTAACCTGAGTACTTTTATGGTAAGCCTTGAAGAGTTTCTAACTCTCAATGCCTTCAAGGAGCTTATAAAATATACATTTCTCATATTTTACGCTGCAATGGCGTATTTTAAAAATCACACATCAGTGATTTAAATAAAAACTAAAATTCATGCGATAGCCGTGAGGCTGAAGTTTTTTCCACTTTAAATTCACCTGTGGAAAATGTTATACTCTTTTTCATAGGTGAGACCCCCTTAATTTATTGGTTAGTGATGATTCAATAATACTACAGGGATAGGTTCTCACCTTATGTTATATTATGGTTGTCAATATGTTACATTTTCAAGGTTCAATGTTTGTACAAAACTTAGGTAGCTACAAACCGTTTTGACCTTAAAGCAGAAGAAATAACAGATATTTACCGACTCAGGTGGCAAATAGAGCTTTTCTTCAAGTGGATAAAGCAACATTTGAAGATTAAAAAGTTCTACGGAACGAGCTGTTAATGCTGTACAAAACCAACTCTATTGTGCATTGATACTTTTCATCCTGCTAAAGCTCATGCATATTCAAACAGAAAAAAAGTATGATTTTCTGAAACTTGTAAGGCACATAGCTGGTTGCCCATGGAATACAGTAGAAGACCTTATTAAATCACTAACGGTTACAAAGCCTCCAGGACTTAAACGAAAACGGTTCAACTGGAAAAGAGAGTATGCCTCATTGTTAGCACTATGCTTGGTCAGCAAGCATTATTAAATTTTCAAACTTCACATCGTTAGGTTTATTAGGGCTTTCCCCTTTTGCTTAACGATACCCATATTTTTCTTGCAGGCGTAGGTTATCCCTGTAAGGTATTACTATTGATTTTCGAAAAAAATTATATGCAACACTACTGAATACTACCTTCTTTTACTTCCAATATTTTATACTATATTGCAATAAATTCATATAAACCATAGCTATCCAAAAATATTGCATAGTGTTTATATTCCAATAATCTGCTATTCCATTATTAACTACTCTTAGTTGAGCAACCCATTCGGAGTTAGTAATTTCTACCAAATTGTCATATGCCCCAAGCAAAGATTTTGTAAATTTTTTCGACGAATGTCTGTGTGCTTGCACTGCATCAAAAACTATTCAGTGAGCCTTTAAGATCAAGCAGGTATTATTCCCTTATAGGGCAAGGGCAAACCACCCGCTAAGCGGGTGGTCATGATTCCGTACAGTTATCATACAGTACCAAAGTTATTAACATAAAAAAACACTTAGGTTCGTCGTCTCATAGTATCAAAAATACTGTAGTGTTTTACTACTGTATATTAAGTTCATTGAAAACAGCCTTAAAAATCTTAGTAATATTTTTTGCATCATCTATCCCTCTATGGTGTATTCCCTCCAACTCTATGCCTAATGACTTTAGAGCATAAGACATTCCACATAACTTAATTCCTTTTATTTCAGCAAATCGGTGTTTTAAACTACAATGTTCATTAAGTAAACTAATTATACTTCCTTTATAACCTTTTACTGAACATTCTTGAAGTATTTGTTTTTTATCATAGTGTCCCCACGAAAAGAGCCTAGCACTATTATTCTCCAATACAATCCATTTCTCAAACTCTCTCATAACCTCTTCAAAAGGGCTTGCATAATCTACATCGCTTTGTGTTATTGATGTTAAGTTCTTACAAAACTCAGATAGTAAAGGATTAATTGTAGGTTTTACAAATTCTGAAAATAGGCTAATAACCTCTAAATTACTAGCTAACTTAACAGCACCTATTTCAATAATTTCACTTACTTTTCCATTACTCTTCTCCCAACATGTAGCTTCCAAATCAAATATTATATAGTTCATTTTTTGCTCCCACCTAAATGTAAGCCCCTAACCCTATTGTGGGAAAGGGGGATTAACATGGAAATATTGACTTCGTAGTACTATTATATCGTTCGATAAATAACTATACTAATAGAAAAGCTAAAAGCTTGATTTTTGTAACTTGTGGCGACATATATTAGTCTGCTTAATTCGTGAATGTTATACTATTATTTAAACATATACAAAATCATAGCATATCTTCAAAAGCCGCGAGAATATCTGCTTTAATTCCTTTCTTAATAAAGCTTTCTCTCATTTGTTTGGATAAGTCAATTTGTTCTAATAAGCTAATATCTTCAGCTATGGGGTATACATTAACATTATACCTATAATAAAGATAGCCATCATCTGTATCCACCAAATCAGGATTAAAGTCTTCATTTTCTTCTATTTCAACATTATTCTTACCAATAACAAACTCATGCTTTTTGGTATAATTAAATTTATAGATTTCTTGTAATGTTGAAAATATTGTATCAAAATCCGTGTCAATAGCAATTATAAACTGTAGTTCCATACTCATTTTTTTACATCTCCTAGCTTTATGAATGGTCCTGTATCAAAATCTGACCCCATATGTATAATAGAATAATCAATATCAGGAATATAATCAGGTGTATTAGGTTTTAGTATATCATGATTTTGTTCAATTTACAAGCGTTTGATAACATTCTGTATCGTCTATAAACCTCATAAATTCAGCATTTCAGTAGTTTATCGTCTGTCATCATTTGTAAACATTTTGTGTCGTTAGTAACAAGTTAGTAACAATATTTTTATTCCACAATGGTCAAATCTGACAGCTTCACAGGTGACATGATTGCATACTTTCCTGTGGTGTCCTTGTTGACAACAACCCTGTCACCACTCATTGAATGTACAATCCAAGTTAAAGGATATACCCAGGATTGGAACTTTGTTGTCTTTCCATAGACAGGTGCATTTTGTTTGATTTTGACCTTGCTTCCAACCTTGATGACTTTTGTTTCAGTCTTTGGTGTTTCAATGGTGACTGGTGTTCCGCTTTCGGTTGTGATGAAAGCTTCAAATCCTGCATCTTTTAGTTTCTTCATCATAGCGTCTGCATTTGACTTAACACTGAAAGCACCAACTTGTACTTTGTACAGATTTCCAACCTTCACCATGTAGGTATCAAATCCTTTTGCTTTAAGCTTCGCAGCCAAAGCATCAGCATTTGACTTCACGCTAAATGCCCCTGTTTGCACTCTGTAAAGAACTTTCGGTGTTTCGGGTGTAGCTTCTGCATTCAATCTTCTGTTGACTTCTGCTGCTATTTCACCATGCCTGTTATACAGATAATCACCAGGGCAGGATTTGTTTGCATAATCTCTGTGAACAGTCATATTGCAGCCATTCAGATGATTCACACGCTGATTTTTGTCTGTTGACCATACAAGCTGCTTGATACCGTTTCTTTTGCATATGTCAGTGACCAAATCAAGCAGGGCAGCATAAGCTTTATCATTTACTGCATAAGGATGTGTTGTGTCAGATGCAACTTCAATGGTGATTGCTCTGTGGTCATTTGCTGCATTGGAAGAACACCATGAACGGTCTTTTTCTTCAACATACATTCCAATCCTGCCATCAAAACCAATACCATAGTTGGAAGATGCCTGTCTGCTTTCCTTCGCAAAGATTTCACCAAGGGTTTCAACAGAACATTGACCCACAACACAGTGAATGGTTATGGTGTCAATTTTGTGATTTCTTGGACTGGTTTTATTCGGTGATATTTTGGTATATGATACCAATGGACTGTTTGTGTATCCCATGATTATTCACCTTCACCTTCACTTTCATCTTTTGTGGATGCTTCTGCATTAAGCCTTGCAGCATCCACCATACCTTCACCGATAATGTAAGCAATCAATGTGGAAGCTGCTGTGATAAGACCAATAACCTGTTCAATAGTCAGGTCATCCACACCAAAGGCAACCATTAATGCTGTTACAAAACCGATTACCGCTGCCCAAAACTTTCTGCTTGTCAGCTTCTGTTTCCAGTTAATCTTCATTGAGATTACCACCTTTCTAAAAATTTTGAATGCTGATATCTTCCTGAACTGATTCATTCATTGTGTCGTCAATTTTGCTGTCCAGTGCTGCATCTATTTTTGAAAGTTCACTTTCAATTTCTTCATGATGTTCAGAAGGATATTTCATCATTAGATTCAGCTTTGTTTCCAGGAAAGCAATTTTGCCTTTGAACACATTTTCCATCTTCGCCTTGTTAAGATAGAAAACAATTGCAGCACCGTATGCACTGCCAGTGGAAGGAATGATGTACATGAACACATTGGTGTCTTTTTCTTGCCAGGCAAACACACATGCTGCAATCAATGAAGCAATAAAGATATACCTTGTTTGTGTAAGAAGCTTTTTTGAAAATTCCTTGTTTTTATTCATCTGAATCAAGACCTCTTACCACTTTTTCAAGGGTATCAAGCCTTTTGTGTGCTTGTTTTGCCGATTCTTCAACCTTGATAAGTCTTTCCCTGGATTCCTTAATATCGTTTTTCAAATTGGACATTTCTGATTTTATTTCAGTAATTCCAATGCCGATATTTTCAAGCTTCACAATTACTGTGGTCAACTGTGCAGCTTCATTTTGGTCATCCTTTTTGTTGTTTCTTCTCATGTTTGTTATCCCTTGATAGATTCCAAATGCCAAGGATACACCTGAAATCAGAAGGGCAACTTCAATTGTCATAGACATATCCCCTTTCTTAAAAATTACCCCCTCACAAGTCTTTCATTTTGACCTGTGAAGGGGTTTTTCTTCGGGGGTATGCCTTAATACCCCCTAATGATTTCAAGTGCTATTCAACCGCCAAATCACCGCAGTCAATGTTAATCAGAACCTGTCTTACCTGCTCTTTGATTTTGTCAGGTACTTCTGCAAATGTCTTTTTACCCTTAATAATCAAAGTTGCATAGATAATAACCATCATATCCACATCCTTTCTCATAAAAAATAATAAAAGTTTAAGCATTGGATTCACTATCCAAAATTGCTTGAACTTCAGCCCTAATTCTTTCAGGAACATCATCAATTGTTTTAAGTCCTTTTCTAATTAAATCAGCATAAACCTTTACCATGATTACACCATCCCTTCATAGATTTCACATAATGCAAGCTGTGTGTCTGTAAGCTGTTGTTCCAGGCTGTCATTTTTTTCTGATAGAAGTTTGATGTATTCATCCTTGTCATATTGAATTTCATGATACTGGAACAAGTTAGTGACAGGCTTACCATCTTTATCTTCAAGAATCTGTTGAATATCCGAATGAACATAAACAGTATCTTTTCCAATAACCAAAGGAACTGCCTGTTCAGCACTTCCAAACACAATTCCCATATCCTTCATGTTCATGCAACCTTCTTTCCTTTAATTTTTGTGTTGTAATAATCATCTAAAAATGGCTGAATTGGTGTAATGTATTTTTCAGCCAGTCTGAACCCATCACACCACTTCAACCACCCATAGTATGAATTGGCACAACACCATTCTTTATAGGTCATCTTTTTACCAGCATCACACTTTCTTTTAATGGCAATCATCTTTTTCTTGAACCTTTTACAAGTTGATTTTCTCAACAATTTAAAGCCATAAAAATGACGATACCCCACGAAATCAATTCCTCTGATTCCAGTGGGGAACACTTGCCAGTTGTCTTTTATTTTTAATTCCAATTCATTATCTTATGACATATTGAACACCCATTTGTTCTTTCAACCAATGGTCAAAGTATGCAAGATAGAAATTAGCAAGGTATTGGGAAAGATAAGAACCAATTGGAACACCTTTGCCACCAGGAATACTGTCAATAATCTAATCTTTTTACCATTGCCCATATATTAACCCTATAAATACATCAAGCGACCGCCCAGAATAGAATTCGAATACGAAGCATCAGGAATCACAGCAAGATAGAAAGCACCCGCAGCAGAAACATGACTCCAATCACCACCGAAATAAGGCAAGTGGGAAGCATACAAACTAGCATAATCACAAAAGTAAGTTGAAGCTGAACCACTAACTTCTTTTGCAATAAATCCTGTTTGACTTGTTCCTTGTGGTTTACTCATGTAGTTTCCAATATCAGATGTTGCCCCTTGACCTCTATCAGTGTAACCGCTTCCTGTGTCATTAAAGTTTTGAAAAGCAGTCTTAATATTTCTATTTGAATCACTGAACAACCCATCAATCCACCAGCGAAGGTTGCCCCAAAAATCTTCAATACCAAGGAACTTCATTTGTTGCTTACCTGTTGTTTCTCCAAAGAACATTCCTTTTTGATTAGTTCCACCAGTATTAGTTGCAGCACTGTTCCCATCAACATAACCCCTACCAAGTGCTGTTTGAGAATCAAGGTTCTTATACTTAATTAAATATAAGCATTGTAAAAGGGTTAAAGGGTAGAAGGAAACCAAGTCATAACCTGAACCATTTGCTTTTGCCTGTGTTCTGAACGTTCCAATCGTTTGTGAAGCAGTTGGTGTTTTACCACTTAAACTTCTTAATTTACCGCCATTATTCCAACCCAGGTAAGCCCCAATGTAAAGTTTTGACCTATCGCCTTCAGTAGCCCTAGAGTGGGCATAATATTTGAAATTAGGATTGTTTGGGTCATCCGTTACCTTAACTGTCAAAGTGTTCCCAGCAGTTGATATTGAATAGCCTGTTTTGGGAATCTCAATCATTACATCCCCATCATTGCCTGATGTTATATTGTAGAACGCCAAATTATTTTTACCCGGCACTGAATAAAACGTCAAAATAAAATTACCTTCACTTACAAAACCCGAAAATAAATAGTATAAAAATCCGTCAAAACATGACCACGGCTACCGCATGAAGTAAAATAATTCCAAATAGTAATTATGATAACTGATA